ACAAACACTCCATCAAACATGGATTCGAATGTCATCACAAAGATGTCGCAACTTGTTAATTCTCGCTGCCCAGATCTAGCACCAGTTCTCGGAGATCCTCAAGATATCAAAGATTGCTTTGGTTCGATGCAAAAATTCATCCCACCAGAACTTCGATCATTCTTAAAGGAGCAGGCAAATGCAGTTCCAGAAGGTCCAATTTTCGACTCGATCTGTTTAACTCAAGCAGAGCTTGACAAATGGAACAATGATCGAAAGATGATTTATCTCAGCAATGGTCTTGACGAAAACACTGCTCAGGAGCTCGTAGATAAAGCTAACGCTCGTGCACTTGATGATCTAGGCACTGTGTCCGACATGCTTCAAAAAGGCCCTGAAGGGCTATTGGAGGAAGCGATAGACGACCTTTTGAAACAATCCGATCCTGCATGTGAAACAGATCCATCTGCGATCATTTTAGAAGATGAAGATCTTGCAGCACAAAAGCTGGATATGCTCAATGATTTTTATAAGACAATCGAGAAGAAGTTCATCTCAGACCTCATTGAAGGAAAGCATTCGATACTCAACAACATCCTTGTTGACACCAACGGATTTCGCCTTAACAAACATGAGAGACGAGCAGATAGTCCATTCTTAAGCCCAAACTATGTCGATAATGAAGAAATGTGGGAAAGAAGAGAGGAGTCTTCTCCCAGAATTATGACATGGAGAATGAAGGAAGAAAGGATGAAGGGAATGTTTCCCGAGACCGTTGGAGGAAGAATGCTTCAGAAAATGAAGAACATGAAACTTCAATATGACTCGAAAGCAAAGAACACAGTTGTAATGAAATTTAAAGACATTCAGGATGATCCTGATTATGAAAGCAAATTGATTTATCGAGTTCTTCCTCGACCAAACCCAACGCACCTAATCAAAGTTGATGAGACATTCCATCGTAAGATGTCAAAGGAAGAAAAGAAGAAGCTCGGACTCGAAGGAATCAAGTTTGGAGCAGTAGAGAGTCCCAACTCAAGTCGATTTAGAATCAAAGACTTTTCTGCACAAGACATGACAAATGAAATCGACTACAGCGTTTTCAAGGACCACTTTAACGTTGAGACTGTATTGTTCCGAAACTTCTTAATGAAGAAAGCAAACATCATGATGGGTAACTCAACACTCAATAAGCTCGAAAAGATAACAGATGAGTGGAACCTCGACACCTTGAGTTTTGTGAGAAAATCTATTATTGAAAAGCCAAACGGAAAGTTGCCGGTTGGATTTAACTTCGGAGCAGACGATCAGCAAAAGATAACATTCAGAGACATGCTTTATGTGAATCCCGAATCAGACCCAGAAGACATGTTGACTTGGTATTACAACAAGTTCCCATGGGACAAAGTGTTAGGAAAATCAGCAACTGAACATCCAAGAGTTCATTTCTTGGATCCTTCAATTCACGGAGGATCTTACTTGTTTCCAAAGATCTACATTGAACCCGCTACCTATAATGGTTGGATGGGAATGATAAAAGCATTCATCCCAGAGATGGAGGTGTGCGATGATGTCGACAATGGGTTTTTGCAAATCAACGATATTGCGCGAAGAGCAAAGAAGATCGAAGGCTCGTTACCTGTAGATAAGCGATTATCTCAGGCACCAGAGTGTAGATTTGAAGTGCCTTATGATCGTCAGCTAACACCTGCAAATCATGGAATCCTTGAAGGTCTTGTGATTGCCACATTGAGAACTTTTGGAACTGAGTTTATCATAAGGTCTCTTCCGATTTTAGGATCAGTCAGGTTGTCTTTAGACAACTATGACGACTCGCTGTTCACAATGATGGCCGAGAAGATGGAACAAGAATTTATAGCAGAAGAAGGTTCTTGGGACATTAACATGGTTAAGTCATACACTTACTATCTCCTATTTATCGAACAATGCGTGCAAGTGGCTCAGAGACAAATCAAAGATGGTCTTCTAGAAGAAACCCCAGAAATGACTCAGGCCCTACAGAAACTAAACAGGGTGCAATTGGATTTCCCTAGGGAAATGAAGAGCCCTAGGGGACTAGAGATGACTATCAAGGGAGCATCAATCATAGGACATAATGCAGATTGGGAAGTTTACTTTAATAAGTTCGACGCTTCAGATTATAGAGGCAGGCTCAGGACAATGTTGCCCCATCGCCGTAGAATGGCTATAAAAGTGGCAGCAATCCACGACTCCAAAGAGCATGCACAAGTCCTATTGGCAGCATTGTTGAGAAAAGAAATGGCAAACCTCACAAAAAGGCTTGAGCAGAATCTACGACCATTGCCTCACGTTTGGGACGTAAAGAAGTATGCCTTATCAGAAAATGGAGTCTTGAATTTCTCTGACATTAAGTCTGGACATGCAGCTGTTGAGATTGAAGTCATCGAAGGCTCATCAAAGCCCACCTATGGTTCTATCATAGATTGTCCAACCAATCGGAATGCAACGGCATTTGGGACACGAGTTCCATCCGATTCACTACCATCGAAAGGAGCGATGTTCCTTGAAAAATACATCAGAACAATTTCGAAAAATGGTGCCGAACAGGTAATGACAATTAAAGAGTTTGAACAACTCATCACAAGCCCAGGAAGATTCGAGGAAAATTCAAAGATCTCAGATCACTTTGGAAATGCAACTATCTTGAATGGAAAGTTTTATGGATCCATCGGGGTTAAATTTGGCGTAAGATTAATTTACGTTCCACATAAGGACTCTGGGATAACTTCGAATCTTGACTCTTCAAAGGAGAGAGTTGGAAAGATTGGAGACTACCATCACATTCCTCTTGCTCACTACGAACATGATGTGTTAGACAAAACCATCAAAGACATCGACTTCACCGATGAGAACATAGGTGAAGATTTAAAGTGTTACGTTGATAAATTGGCTGAAACTGATGATTTCAAGTTTATGTTTGAGACAATCATCAAAACAACGACGTTTACATCGTTATTCGGAATCTATTCTTACTATAACTTCTTCGAATCAATTGGTCTCGGACCTAATGAGGTTGAAGAAGATCGCCGAAGAAAGATTAAAGGCAAATGGAAGAGAAAGATTTTCGATGATGTTAAAAAAACTTTGAAGAAGCAGTTTAGATCAACTTATCGATCCGATGACGATGAATATGAAGGCAATAAGCAAGAGAAGCGACAATTTGATGCTCAATGGTTGAGCAATTTGCTACCAGAGTCTTATATAGGATTAGATGGAAGCGTTCGATGGTGGCAATCAGCCAGAATTGTGGATGTCAAGCCATTCAATAAAGACGGTGAAGATTGCCTCAGCGATTTTCAGAAACTTTTTAAGGATTAAATTATGTCAATTTCTATTATTTTTCCAATTGAAGTCGGAGACAACGGTGCACCCGTAACAAACTCCTCTTCTTCTAGAGTAACTTCGACATCATTCGGAGCAGCATCTTATGCTGATTGGAGTCAAACAGACGCTATCAAGCAAAATCTAAAAATGCTATTACTCACAAGACAAGGAGAATATGTCATGGATGCGAACTATGGCGTTGGTCTTCAAGATTACTTGTTTGAACTAGAGACTCTCGTTAATACAACTGGTCTCGAATCAATAATTAGATCACAAGCTTCGACTTACATGCCCTATATGACAATCAACAACCTCTCAGTTTCAATTGAAGAGGGATCGAGTATGATGAGAATTCGGATCGAATTCTTCTATAATGAACTGACAATCCCAGAAGTTTTTGAATTGGAAGTTATTTAGGTCAAACTATTTAGTCTTTGTAGAGGGACCATTAAATGTCAAAACAAAAGAAAACACCTATCAAGTACACAAGCAGAGACTTCGATTCTATCAAATCAGACATCGTTGAGCACGCTAAAAGATTCTATCCAGAACAATGGAAAGACTTTACAAAAGGAACAATCAACTCATTGTTGGTTGATTCTGTTGCGTATGTCGGAGATATTCTATCTTACTATCTCGACTATCAGGCGAACGAATCATTTATGGATTCAGCCATCGAGTTCAACAACATTCGAAAGCACGCGAGATCAATGGGTTACAAGTTCGCAGGATCAGCCAATTCTTATGGGTTTGTTTCTCTTTATGTTCTTGTTCCATCAAATCCCGACGGAACAGCACCTGATTTCAATTACATGCCTATTCTTCAGAAGGGATCTTCGTTCACAGCATCAAATGGTGGAGTTTTTACTTTGACAGAAGATGTTGCATTTGATAATCCAACAAATGACATGGTAGCAGCAAGATTTGATTCCTCAAACGGCCAAACGACCCACTTTGCAATCAAGGCTGTTGGTCAAGTTGTTTCTGGTGTGTTCTCGAGAATTACAGTTGACTTAACAAATGCAACCTTCGAGAAATTCAAGAGAATCCGAGTTGGAGATGCAACATTCAGTGAAGTTATTTCAGTTAAAGACTCAGATGGCAACACTTACTATGAAGTTGACAATCTTGCTCAAGAGGTCGTGTTCAAGGAAACAACCAATAGAGAAGCAGCAAGTGAAGGCGTAAGATCGATTTTAAAGCCCTTCGTAGCCACGAGACGCTTTGTTGTTGAACAAGACGACACTGGAACCTATCTACAATTTGGATTTGGCTCAGAGGACTCTGAGGCTGAGGAAATAGCTGATCCAGCAAAAGTATTTCTAGAGATGCATGGAAAGAACTATATCTCTTCTCAAACATTTGACCCGTCAAGACTTATCGGAACAACTAAAATGGGCATTGCTCCATCAGGAACTACATTGACAGTTGTTGCAAAAGCAAACACAACCGACCTATCTAGTGCACCATCAAACAGCATTACATCCGTTGGAACTGCGAGAATGAAGTTTCCATCGGAAATCAATCTCATTTCTTCGAAGAAAAGCGCAGTTGTCAGCTCTCTAGAGCTTACAAACGAGGAGCCAATCATCGGTTCCGCCGAGAGAATGACAAACGAAGAATTAAAGCAAAGAGCCAAGAGCTACTATGCAACTCAAGGGCGCGCAGTGACTCGTCAAGATTATGAATCTCTCATTTACAACATGCCAAACAAGTTTGGAATCATCAAACGCGTGAGCGTTGTCAATGATCCATCTGCGACAAACAGGAGAATGGCAATTTACATCACATCTGAAGGAGATGACGGAAAGCTTGTAAATGCAAACGACAGATTAAAACAAAACATTAAGAATTGGCTATCTCAATACAAGTCTCTCAATGATGTTATCGACATCTATGATGCTAAGATTGTAAACTTCGGAGTAGACTTTAAGGTCTCTGTAGATCCTCAGTTCTCTAATGAAAACATTTTATCCCGATGCAACGCCGCAATCAGGAACTATTTCTCGAACCAATCTTACATCGGAGAACCGATTTACATCACGAGACTTTATGCGATTCTCTCAAAGGTCGAAGGAGTCGCAGATGTAAAGAAAGTGAATGTTTATCAGAAAACAGGTGGAGACTACTCAATGGTCAGGATGAACTTCAAAGAAGCAATGTCTCAAGATGGAACGTTCATTAAGACACCTAAGAATGTAATTATGGAATTAAAATATCCAACCAGAGACGTAAAAGGAGTATTGGTCAGATGATTAAACGTTATTATGCAACAAAGGACAACACGATCACCAATGCTTTTCGCGAAAGTTTAGCAACAGATGGAAAAGATGCAAACATGGGAGCCTCGGACATCCTCGAGGTTTTCTCAATCTATGGTCAAGTTGTGGACGAAAACGAGAACTATTCTCTTGAAGAATCAAGAATTCTAATTGAGTTCGACATCTCCGAGATTCAATCTGACATCACGGCAGAGATTGTCGATCCCAATGCTAAGTTTTATTTGAGATTGTTCAATGCCGAACACGGTAGAACCTTGCCTTTAAACTTTGAACTAGAGATAGATACTGTAACTGCCGAATGGGAAGAGGGAACCGGTCTTGATATGGAGCAATATCAGGACTTAACCTATGGAAAAGGCTCGAGTTGGAATGAAAGCGGTGCTGGGAACCTATGGATCACGAAGGGTGGCGACTTCACTGGATCTCCAGTAACTGCTGAATTCGAAGAAGGCACTGAAGATCTGGTAATAAATGTTACCAGTTTCGTGTCGAACTGGTTGTTGAATCCATCTAGTAACTATGGTTTGATTATTAAATTACCAGCAACAGCTACAGCACAATCTCGATCTTATTACACAAAGATGTTCTATGCCCGAGGAACAAGCAACTTCTTTAAGAAACCTCTGCTTGAAGCTCGATGGAAAAGCCAATTGACAGATCATCGCAAGACCTTTCTTTCAGATGTCTCGAACAACATTTACCTTTACAATGAAGTTCGAGGGCAGCTGACAAACCTTGACGCCCCTGTTACTGTTAAATTTTACGAAGAGCTTGGTGGAACAGAAATTGCTGCAACCACAACTGTAACATCAGTCGAAACAGGTGTTTACGAGGCCTCTACGACCCTTACAACGGCTGCTAGCACAATCTATGACGTTTGGTCCGCTGACGGAACAGAAGTCGTCACAGGATCAATTACGGTCCTCCAACAAGCACCCTCTACAACACCGAGCGTTAGCGATCTCGTTGTATCTGTTTTGAACAACCAAGACGTTCACTATGTCAATCAAACTTCTCGCTTCTATTTTTACATTCGAGAGAAGAATTGGTCTCCGAACATTTACACCGTGGCAACGTCGAGACCGGATTCAAAAGTCTACGACAAATTAATTTACAAAATCTCCAAAGTTGTAACAGACGAGATCATCTTCGACTACGACATGACGGATGAAGCAACTACTCTTTCCTATGACTCAAACGGGAACTTTTTCGATCTTGACATTAGTATGTTAGAACCTAATTATGTTTACGAAATCAAGTTAGCTCTATTTAATGTAATGACCAAGAGCTATCAAGAGCTCCCTTTCAAGCATAGATTTAGAGTGGTAAATAATGAGCATTAAAGATTTATTCGGTAAGACTTCACCAAACCTAGAAGACACAGTTCAAGACGTCGAAAGCATCGCATTTGTAGAAGAAAAGACGAAAGCGGATCAAACATACCATCCGCAAATCGACTTCTCTGATCCCGAGAACTTTGTTTATTACGGCTCTGCCGAGCTTTACTATGATGCTGCCATTCGTCGAATCTACGAAGACTATCCCTATGATGGCTCAAAAGCTGAACAAATTGCTTTTGAAGAGGCTGCGTCTTCTTTAGAGCGTTGGGTATTCGAGAATAAATATCCAAAGACCACAGGGCATATCCAACTTGGAACAACAGGTGACATGGGTGCACTGAATGGAACGTGGAGAGAGACTGGGACTCCAGAATATATTCGTGTTTGGGGAGGTCTACACACAGATAGCTCAACTAACTTAAAAGATAAGTTTGAAAAATCAGCAAAATTTGATGAAGACAAGAACAGAAATCAAAACTGGAATTGTGATTTCGATAGAGGAGTTACGATTGAGTTTTTCATGAAGCTCCCACAAAAATCTGTCTATGAACAAAGAGTGATCTTGGATCTATGGAATGGAAAATCTGGTAATGAATCTTCTAGATTTTTACTATATGCCGTTGCTCAAAATGGAAATACTAGTCTCTTCGCAACCATAGAGGCAAATGGTGCATTCGTAATTACCCCAGTTATTGACGCAAATCAAGTTTTTGACGACTGGGGTCATATCGCAATTACCTTATTTAATGAGGGCGGAAGACTAAAAGGATTTGGATTCATCAATGGTGAACTCAATAGAGAATTTGCATTCGGTTCAACATATGAATTTACAGGTCGAATGGATGCTTTTATTGGAGCATTGCAAAAACCTGTCGGTACAAGCGGCGACATTTATGGCGGTAAGCTCCAAGGGTCTCTTGATGAGTTTCGCTTCTGGAAAACGAAACGAACTGCTCGACAAATTAAACTCAACTGGTTTCAGCCAATCGGTGGTGGGGCAAACACTGACGATGCAACATCGGATCTTGGAGTTTACCTCAAGTTTAATGAAGGTATCGTTGGAAACAACCAAGTCGACAATGTTGTTCTCGACTATTCTGGCCGTTTAGCAAATGGAGTCTGGATTGGTTACGAGAACACGACAAGTGCTCGCTCAACAGAATCGGCAATGGAATCTCTAGGTTATACCGAAAAGCCATCGCCAATCATTTACAAGGACCATCCGTCCGTTAAAGACCTGATCTCCGAGATGCAAGATAAAGGTATCTCTTACGATGCAGACCGCGGACAATCCTTTTTCAGATCGATGCCAACATGGCTTCAAGAAGAGGACAATGGAAACCTTAGATTGTTTGCTCAGATTCTCGGCTCTTACATGGATACACTCCATGTGCAGATCAAAGAGTTGACCGAACTCAAGACGAAGCGCTATCCAATGGAAGGCGTGAAAGCATCGACGATGGCTGCCGATCTTTTGAAAGATAAGGGATTTATGATCTCAAACATGTTCGAAAGTAACGAGGTCTACGAGAAGCTAGCAGCTATCAACCTGAATGATGCTCAGTTTGAGACCGATCTTGCCGAGATCAAGAACATTATCTACACAAACATTTACAACAACCTCGAGAAGATCTACAAAACCAAAGGAACCGAAGGTTCGATTCGCAATCTTATCCGTTGCTACGGAATTGACGACGAGCTTATCAGATTGAATCTCTACACAGACGGCGGAACTCAATACTTCACAGATAAGTCTAGACCAACATCTGTCAAGAAGAAGTATCTTAATTTTAACCACCCAGATCGATTTGTCTCAACCATTTTCCAAGCGGAAACGTCAACAAGCACCAGATCATTCATTTCAGCGCCCGATGATGGGTCTAGAATCGCTTTTACGCTAGAGGCAGACATAGTAGTGCCCTACAAGAAAGAAGTCGGCGAGACAGGCTATTTTGCTACTCCATTCCTATCATCTTCCATCATGGGTTTTCACGAAGCTGCTGACACAGGAATTAACCCTTCGTCGAATTACTCTTGGGGCAACAATGGAAATGATCTCCAAGTCTTCCTTGTGAAAGACTCAGAAAGTTCTCGGCATGCAAAGTTCGTAATGAAGAATCAAGACGAATCTATCTACCAAGAGTCCGACTACATCTATGACATTTACGAGAACGAGCATTATAACGTTGCTCTCCGCATAAAGCCAAAGACTTATCCATATGCTGGAGGTGTCTCGAACACAACACCAGAGTATGATGTTGAGCTTTACGCTGTTACAACCAACTTCGGAGAGATTGAAAACGAAATCATCCTATCTCAGACAATCACCAATCAAAAAGGCTCAGATCTCTTGTCTTACGCCAAGCGCGTTTACGCAGGGGCTCACCTAGTAGACATGGATGGTGCTGTTCAAGAACATTGCGACATCCAAATTGGCGGTGTTCGCGCATGGCTTGACTATCTCGACAACGATATCATCCTCAGTCACAACAAAGATGTTTTGAACTATGGTCAGAACTCATCTATTGATGGGTCAAACCTTTATCTCATTGATGATGTTCAGATTCCAACTCAGGATTTGACAATTCTAAACTGGGATTTTGACACAGTTTTGACATCTGATTCTAGCGGAGAGTTCGAGATCGAAGACATTACCGGTGGACATGATGATGAAATTTATGGCTGGATTGACAACATCATTCGCCGAGAACACAAAGCTAAGGGGTCAAATTTCCCTCTGAGCGACTCTTCGTTCGTTGGCTATGAGTTTATCCAAGCTTACAAGAAACAGCTCCCAGAGAGCGCATACGACGCTCAAAACATCTATATCAAAGGTGAGCAAGAGATCAACTTCTCAGATGACGATGATGTTAGCGATAATCTATTCATCATGGAGAAATCACCTGCTGCTTTGATTTCCGAGGAAATGCTGAAGTCATTCTCGACAACATTAGAGTTCGCCAACCTCATTGGTCGCCCTGTTGAGAGATTCCGTTTGGAATACAAGGATTTAGCCAAAGCAAGACAATTGTTCTTCGATAAAGTCGAGAGCGATATGGATTTCGACAAGTTCTTTGAATACTTTAAGTGGATTGACTCAAGCATCTCATCGATGGTTAACCAATTGATTCCAATGTCCGCAAACTTCGCCGGTGGAATCGTTGATGTTATCGAGCCGCATATGCTCGAGAGAGACAAATACCAACGACAAGTTGGGCTTCTCAACACTGTTACGTCAACTGAAGCATCCATTCGAGGCGTTCAAGAGTTGAAGTACAACTGGAGAGTTGGACATGCTCCATTATCCGGAGACGAAAATGAAAACTGCTTATGGCAGAAAGAACGCAAAGAGAATGATGTCACTGAAGAAGAGGCGATCCGTCAAGTTCTCGTGAGACAAAACGATCAAGAGTACACGAACCCCGTGGTTCTATCGGGCTCAACTCAATTGATCTCTGGTTCTTACGCTGCGCGTAGATTCTCGAGACCTTATGCACTAGACATTGGTTTCAGTAACTCAATTCATGGCGGGATTAACTATTCCGAAAATAAAGATCGAGACATGATCACAACACAAATCAATCCCGGAAGTCAGACTCAATCTGGTGCTCCCGAAAATGTTGTTATTGTCGGAGCGGGCGAAGGACTTGGAACTAACTCCCCAAGCTCATGCACGGATTCTTTCAAGCCCGAAGAATTGACTAAGACGAAGTTTGACGGCTTCGCTGTTCTAGGTAAGGAATCGTTTTTATCGACTCTCGAACCTAAGAGCGAAGAAAATCAATACTCTTATAGGCAAAAAATCTCTAAAATTATTCCCGGAAACATCATCTCATCAAGCGTCAATTCTGGCTACTCTAGCATCATCAATAGACCGGGCGCAGATGGTGGTTTTGCCGAAGGATATAATCTAGTAAACTTACATTCCGACACAACCGATATCACTAATGAGATTTCCATTCAAGGTCCGTTTACAAACGAACACGTTGGAGGAAGGCAGTCTAGACACGTTCACCTATTGGAAGGTGCAGATCCTGCTCTAGGCTACATCACAAGTTCTTATGATAGACCGGAATTTTGGAACATCTACTTTGGCGCTTTAAACCCAGACACATCAAACGATGGAGCAATCGGTTTCACAGGGCCAGATTATTCTGTTGGAACGCTCGACTATGATTCTAGAAAAGCTGTTTATTATCGAGAAGAACGAGCAAAGCGTCCCGTAAACATCAAGAACATCCAAACAATCATTGGCACTGGTTCTCACGGAAACTTCACTTACAACTACGAAGTCTTGTCAACATTCGGAGATCAAGGTTATTATCTGAGAAGGAACGAAGACCTGTTGCCTGACATCATTGCTGATGCTTTGCCGGAAACAACGAATTACCACACACTCATTGCGCAAACATCCTCAGCCGATGGAAACTTCTTTGGCGGAGAAAGCAATAGACAATATTCATCTACAATTACAACCCCTGACACACCAGCTGTTCAAGCCTCTGGTGGCGAATTTAGAGTCTTTGGTCGAGACGATGTAATTGATGGAGAAGCGATTGATCTTGATGGAACATTTTACGAAATAAATACAAATGCCTACGGCGGAGTCTCAGTTTCAACCGGCGGAACGGACACTCAATTCTACAACAACTTTAAGACAGCATTGGAGACTCAATTTCCATTGAATGATTGGATCGTGAGCTATCAAGAGACGGTGACAACAATCCCTGGTACATTCGATGCAGTTCAGTTCGACGGGAGGATCAATGGAGTTGGCCTAGAAACCACTGGACTGGGACCTTTGGAGTTTTCTGATTCAGAGCTTACGATTTCTTTATTTTGGAACACCCCTGCTAACGATGGAACTCAGAGGTACCTGTACTATGAAGACCCAATTAGTGCAACTCACCCAGAAGGGAGGATGTTGTATTCAACAGGCGCTGGAACTTTGGTCTTCGCTTTGCCCTATGTAGACAATACAGGCACTTATCGATTAGCTGCGTATCAATTGTCGAACTTTAATCAAAATTATTCTGGGCAGCTAAATCATGTTGTGGTAACTACAAATGGTTACATCGGTGCACTTAATCTTACCAGTCTTTACATAGATGGTCAACATGTTCCATGGAGCATAAATGCAAATTGGGTAAATACCGAGCCTATTAATCCGGGATCTCCTGTTCAGACAAACTTTTTAAGCATTGGGTCGAAAGGCAATGCTTTTTATCAAACAACAGGGATATCCAATTCCGGAGCACCTGCTTTGATTGATAACTTGGTATTGATGAATCACCATTGTACATCTCAGGCAGAAATCGACGAATTATATAATAATGGAGAAAGAAACAATCCATCAAACCCTGGATTTATGAATTTAAATATCGCAGATGTTACGCACTGGTTTACTTTTGAGGAAACTGGCGATGGATTCACGAACGGAGACACTATTCACAACGGAGTGACCAGAGCTTACGTAGGAGATCTATCTGTCTATGATGTAGAAAATGCCACCTTTCCAGATGGTAGAATAATAAAACTCTTTGAAGAAACTGGTTCTGAGGCTGTTTTCTCAATTGACCCAACTGCTGGTGGGACATATGGAAACTTCTATGTTGCAATTGACGCAGCAATTACTTCATTTGACAACCCACAGTCCTCAACTGGTGGAGAGGACCTGATCCCAGGGGAAACTACCTTAGGTGAAACAAACATTACCGATACTCAAGACAGATCCACAGGATCGGCAAATGTTATCCGAACTCGTTTCTCTGCACCGGGTGGCCCCGAGGTCAACTCTTCTGGCTATCTAGACGTTACAACTCAGCAATACTCCGTTCACAACTCTCTGAACTATCGAAACTTAACTGTTCGCGCAAGCGGATCTGGTGAAGATGATAGAATTCGAGTCAACTCTCACGCCGGTCGTAGAGAAGGGTTGGGAATCTTGAGATCAAGACACCAAGGCAAGTTTGGTTTGGATTCAAAATGGGGCGCAGTCACAGGCGATGCCTCATTCCACAAGCAGCATAGGAACAATAACGAAATGCCCTACACAGTTCTTGACGAACAAGGTGTCGAAGTTCCTAAAGTTAGAAACGACAACGACCATTATCACAGACCTCTTCCTGCGACTGATTTCCAGTACTCTTGGATAAACAATGCTTTGAATGGAGAGGATGCTCCCGAGCAACCTATTTTTGAGAGAGCTCCAAAGAACGGAATGGTGATTGGTTCCGATGGTTATGTCCCGGCAATCAATTTTCCTGCCATTTCTGACTTTGATCAAAACCTTTGTCTAATTGCTCGGGAGTTAAGAATTCCAATCGTAAATATAACATCGAATGACCAACTATATTCGCTATCTTCTGCGAACAATCTAGTCTCTGTTTTTCCGACCGTTAATGATTTCCAAGGAATAGGAACAGAGATAATACCAAGCGATTGGTCAACACTAGGTTTAGATTACCAGTTTGCATCCTGTTGCACGGAAGACCCAGAATTTAGATTGAACTCTGGAGAGTGGACAACAACGCTTCCAACTTCAGAAATTCCTACTGGACCGATTTATTACAGTCCCGGATCAGATGTTTATCTGAACTATGAAATCAGAGATTGTCAAGAGAACATTGGTACAACAAGCCTTAGATTTGCTGATGCGAGCTACACGAATCCAACTTTTTCTGCTAGACTTCTCTATACCGCCGGAGGAGAAGGTGGCGGCAGCGAAGTTAAATCTACATTCTTTAATGAAACCTTAGTTGTTGCAAAAGATTTAGGCACAAGACAAGTTGGAGAAATCCTGCCTCCTCATTTGTCTCCCGATGATGAACATGCAGAGTTCAGATTTCTTTGTAATAGCACTCTCGACTCAGGTCAGGTAATTTACCATAGATACTACGGGCAATTTTCTGATGGTGCGGGAACTGTTTATTTGGAAGAGTCCGAAGATTTTCCATATTATCACAGCCCAGGTCTTTCTCTCGTGGTCACATACAGCCCGCAAGCAAAGCTTCTTGAAGATAGCATTTCCATCACCTTAAACGATGCATCATATGGCGAACCATCTGTCGATTTAAATTTCCAAATAGTTTCAGGCACTACTGGTGCTAGCGGCATTTATTTATACACAACAATTCCTAACCCATCCTTTTCAGCAAACTATTATAGATTCTGTATTGCTCAACCAGGCTCGGCACAATGCGAACCATATGCTGAAATTGGAAATTTCACAATCGATGATTTTAACAAGAGGACAACGTTGTTTATCGTATCAGAGAACTTAAACGTCGGAGATCCGGGATCTTATACTGAATTTAAATACAGACTAAGTGACATTGCCACCAGCGAATCTGAGCCAAATTGGCAATCAAGATGGCTTACTTGTAGCGATCCAACACAGATTCCTTTCATAAATTATGATGAAACTCCAATAGAAGAGCCTGCGAATGCTGGGTTTAAAAGAAGAATTGAGGTTGTTTACTTTGATTATGATGCTCAAGGTGACCTCGGCAAATTTAATACATATCTCCAAATTCCTATTTTCAATGTCGATATGCAAAGAACTGAGACGGAAAGTGCAGAAGCTGAACTTTGGTGGACATGGGGAGACAACGATGAAAATTCAGAGTCTTTAGTTCCAACAACTCGAACAGACATTGTTGTTGGGCAATTCAAATACATTGAAGGATATGTGTACCAAAACTTGACCAATGTTAGGAACAAAGATTTACTAAACATGACTGTTCGCACAAATCATTCTTGGGGAAATGTGCCGACAGAATTCAGAGAATCAATAACTAGCGTAGAATTTAGGCGAGTAAACGTAGCATCTAATGGAGATGAAACTGTAGTGACCGATTGGACGACAATAGGTATTTACGATGAAATAAATGCCTTCAGCTCCAATGAACAGTTTGGATACACCGATGTTGTTGGTGAATTATTCGTAAGAAAAATTGAAGTTAGATTTAATGGCTACAGTGAAGAGTGGCACGAACACTCATTTTACACTTGGGCAACTATTGTAGTGGAAGACTTGGAGGTTACCCAACTGTATACCATAGGCTTAGCTTAAATAAAACATAGTGCACTATTTAGTTCAGATTACTTTTGGGAGTTTTAAATGGCGTTTTTTAAAGATTTTTTAGGTCTGAATTATTATATATATGACCCGGTCAGTTCAGCTGGTGAGTTGTCCAAGGAAAATCTCATAGGGTATGATTTTGATGATCAATTCTCCTATGCCGATGAGCTTGGATCTGGGAATCCAAATATAACCTTGAAGGTGCTACACGACCCAGAGCACACAATGGTTCTTCTCAATCTTCATCGCAACGGCCCATATGGCTACTCCACATGGAAGCAAGTCCGAGTTTCTGATAATCATCTAACAAGGTATCAGCGAAAATCTAACATCTTCACTTATATCGAAGAACACGATGGAAGATTCGGAGAAACTAGATCCTTCGTTGAACCTGTTGTCGTAGACTCCTATAAACCAGTGTCTCTCGTTGGAGAAGTAAAGGTTTATAATGATAAAACTAACGAGTTCCAAAACCGATCCGTCGAACTCAAGACGTCGTTTGGAAACGAAACCGCATTCTTCGCAAACTCGAAGGTCAATGATTACTTTGAGACAATTGCTGAAACAGACGAGAATTATGAGCAAATGAAGGACCTTTATCTCGATGGAGGCCTTGAAGACGAAGGGTCGCCAATTGACTCTTTTAACATGTTTGTCTACCGACAGTCTATCTACCCTAAGCAACAATATGCTTATCTTGATGAGACAAGATCTAGAAGAAGCTATGAGAATCTATTTTGGAGGTCAAATAGGGCAGATAGAAATAGATCAAATGTTGATGGCGGCTTTGGAATAGACATAGCAGAGCAATCTATTTGGCCGCTCGACACTAGGGATGATTTTGAAAATAGAACAATACCAGAAAAAGTTCCGGGATTCATTAACGGCATAATTCTGATTCCTGATTATTTTGAATTTGATATTGGTGGTGGCATTGCTGACAACTCTGAGGGTTCACCTGGTGTTTTGCAGAACAGATATTCATCCTTTACTTTGGGAGGTTACTACGGACTAGCAGATGGACGACCTCAGTTGTTTTCCAACCCTGTACCATCACAAAATAGCATGAGAAGTCGACTATCTTCTTCTGTTTGCTACTATAGATTACACACACTAAAGAACTATTACTCTCCAATCAATCCTAGTGGGCCCAAATTGCCAACACAAACAGAATTAAAAGCAGATTTGGAAGACCCGTCGTCATATCCATTCTCCAACTTCACCGGATCTCTTTTTAATGGTGACGCCCATTGGGACGCTTTCAAGCAATCTGGAAAAGAGCCGTTTTATGATTCATATGAAGATTTCTCTTTAGAGACAAGAGTCAAAGGCAAGGGTTATACTAAGATCCCAGAATTTAAAATAAGCAACCATGTCGGCTTCTACCTAAAAAATTCATTCAAATCAGAGTTGCCAAGCGTCTTCGAAATGTCAGGAGGGTTGGGTCAATCCATTGTCACCACGGAGACAGATGGTTTTTATGAAATATTATCAACGTCAGACTTTTTAAAGCACTTTGATTTGGTAAAAACAGACCACAAAGACTTAGCTAGCGAAGGAATGCTGACACTAAAATGTAAGGCAGTGAAAAAGTTTCTTCCTTACGAAGGTTTTTATCCAGCAGAAAGAACAGTAGCATTGGCGAAGCAATTTTACGAAAGCTACAAGGACGAAATTCAGTCACCAAGAAGAGTAACGGATTGGGACGTATCTGAGCCGGTCGATTATGAACAATTTGCAACAAAGCCTCTTATAGAACCTCTTTTTTCACCAGGAATCTTATTCAATACAATTAAGGCGGGTGTTGCATGTGATTGGCCACTAATCGAATCAGACGATTATTTCAGCGAACAAATAGAATATAACGAAGGAGCATATGTACACTCCACAAGAACATATGCTAATGATGTGGGTCAAGGACCACTATACGGCGGACCAAAATATCAAACAACAGAAAATAATGTCCTACTAAGCCACACCAAAAGAACTATAAACCCAAACACCTATGTTTCGACTTATTCTACTAGAATTCCTTTCGAAGCTTTAGTCGAACCACAAGCTTATTTGGCAAACAAAGCTCTTGTTTTACAAGAGCCTCATGACTTTGCTTATGGCGCAGCGACTTTTGAAACTAAATGGAATGGACAGGGAGACCCTCTTTATTCAAAAATGGCATCAAACTTTTTAGCAGAAGTTCCTGATTTCTTTTTGCAAGGAGAAAACTTTAAAACACTGAGCTCTCTAGAGGAACAGAGTCCGGAGTTTGGAAATGCCATTTCTGGTAATTTTTATATAATGAGAATTAAAATGACAAAAAGTCGTAACAAATCGAACCTAGAGCTTGGTGGTTACGATGGTATACCGGTCATTCCTCCTCAAAACGTCGTAGATCAATCTGGTGTTCCTGGTACAAATCCAGGAGATGGAGATGATAAGTTTACAACTAGAGAAACTTTGACAATGTACTCGCGACCAACAGCGTTTGGGCCTCCAACTATCGGAGACGGGAAGTACCATGAAGGTAACGGAGTTGAATCTAGACTTGGGTCATCATGGGGCTACAACTTCCCGTATACACCGCCGCATTACCACGGAGAGTCATGGTGCGATGTTATCTTTTATGCAAAAGAAACCAAAAAATATACTTTAGATGAGATAATCTCTCAAGCAAAAGAGTATCCATATTACACAAGATACTGGCACCCATCTTTTCAAGATGCCATGAGAGACCTGACTGGTTATGCTGACGGTAACGCAACGAACGGAGTAGGAAAATATAGAGACTACAACCCCTTAGGGACGGAAAATACCCCTCCATGGTACAAAATGATAACAGAACTAAGCGTAAAAGGAACCAACCTCAACATTGAGCCAAAAGAAGATGATTGGATTGGCTCTTCGACATGGCTGAACCAAGATGATCTCTATGAAGAAAACACCCTCAAATGGGCAAAGCCAGCAAAGACCATAGGAATTGCAAACATAGAAAGGATAGCTTGGCTAAATTCAGGACCACAAAGCGGTTTCCACATAAACAACAATGCAATGCATCTTGATTCATCTGTCAATCTTTTTTCAAAAGGGACTATCAAGACAATAAAATCTGCAAATCTAGAACAAGAAATAGAAGTAGCTTCTGGTGATACCGTCAAGGGTAAAACTCGCTGGATTATTCAATCAAAATTTGAAACTCCAATTCTAAACTTTAATAAATACAATGACTTAGATGCTAGTGGATGCACTCCTCCAAGTTTTGCAAAGTCTCAAGTCCCTAGGGGAATGTGGCATCAATATGGAGACATACCAAGTGGAAACGAAGGAATATATCTACAAGTGACTGATATGCCAGATTCTTGGCTTCGTGGCGCACTTGGTGTCGACAGAGGTAGCACCAAAATCAAGTCTCTGGCTGATCTTGTTGGGTTCTCCAAAGACAAAGTTCGCCTTGGTGAAGTTGCCAACGTCAAGGAAATCTCGGAAGCTGTTGTCGCCGTCCCATTCATCGAAAAAGATGGAACTCGTCAGTTCTTCTCGATTCCTCGCGAGGACATCGATTCATGCATCAACTCATCTTTATTAGAGTCATCTCCCGGTAACTTCGCAGCTGGACAAACTCCAAAAGCAGGAGACTCCGTTTATCAAATGGTAAAGAAGATGCAGAAGTATGTGTTCCCTCCATCAATGGACTTCGTTCGTTACAAAGAGATCGACCCATTCGCGATGTACATCTTTGAGTTCAAACACAACTTGACAAAGCAAGACCTTGCCGACATTTGGCAAAACCTTCCTCCGGAGATCGGAACAAGAATGGAAGAAGCCGAAGCAACAATCTCTCACGAATTGCTTGCTCATGAACTTCTTGGTGGAGGCTCGGTTGTTAAGAACGGTGTTCTCGACGACAATGCCGAAGGAAACGGAATCCCATCAAACATCCAATGGATGATCTTCAAGGCAAAGAAGCGAGCAAAGACAAATTACTTCGACAAAGTCGTGGCAAAGAAAGGAACAACCGAAGACACATCTTCTCAACAACTTGAAAATGCTCAAGGTCAAACTGGTGATGATCTTGGAGTTACTTACAACTGGCCTTATGATTTCTTTTCTCTCGTAGAACTAGTTAAAATAGATGCTGAAGTTACGTTTGCAAACATCGAAAACGACGACAAAGGACAGAAAACTATCAAGAAAGTTGAAAAGAAAAATCCTCTTGAAGTCTCGAAAACTCGCGCTGCTGCTCGTGGCATCAACATTGGAAGAGGAAAAGGTAAGCCCAAGAAATGACATTCTTTGACAAAAAACAAGATGTGCTTAAAATTGAATTGACTCCCTATGGACGCTCCTTGTTGTCCAATGGGAAGTTGATGCCAAAGTATTATGCATTCTTTGACGACGACATTGTTTATGATATCTCCGCAATCGGAGGAGAAGAGACTCAAGATCAAATCAAAAACCGAATTCTCAGCGAGACTCCTCGACTAAGACCTCAGAGGGACGTGGTCTCTCCGGAGAATCTAATCTCGAACTTCGAACACGGTGAGAGCTCCTCTCGTCCATTCTCGCAGGTTCAATTAAACTACCTAACCGAACCCCTTGGAACAAGTGACGGAACGGAAAGAAACGCATCCTCGTGGCATTTAACCACTATTCTCGGAGAAATTGATAACGTCAATTCAACCTATGAGACATCGGGTTCTTATCTTCGACAAATTCCTCAAGTCGATATGACAATTGAATACACAATGCAGGTTCGAAATGTGAGAGACGATTCTCCCGTTCGAGGTCAAACAATCTCTCCATCTGTTCCAGCTTCGGACATCTTTGATGATGGAACTTATCTTGAGATCATGGACGAACAAATCATAACCAGAATTATCGAAGAGAACGGATTTACACTTAAGGAAGGTCTCGAGATCGAAGCATTCATTTATGAAGACGAAGAAAAGATTATTCCACTAAAGATGACTCCGAGAACAAAAGCTATCGTTAATGACATTTTAATCGATGTGGATGAAGACTCTCTTGTTGAAGTCGACAAGACTTATCTTGAATATTGGATGTCAATCTTTTATGATGAAGACATTCCTGATTCTGATCTATGTAAAGGAATCTCGAAACTTAAGAAAGAAGACATTCTTCTCGACATTGACGTTGAGTGTCCAGATGAACAAGGTGTTGATTTCGATATCTATCGAACTCGTGTCACCGATGTGGAGAAATGCTGATGGCTATTGAGAACGTTGGACTTGGCAAATTGCCGAATGTTTACTTTGAAAAGATAACTCTCGAAGATCACGATGAAAAGTCATTTCGAGTTGTTCCTCATTTGATTGTTCTCGACGAACTTGACGAGTCAAGCTTTATCTGGTCGAATGATCCTCTTCTATCCGGCTTCATGAAGATCGCTTTGATCTCGACATCGAATCCTGAGATGAGAGACGAGTTGACAAATGGCGAAAATGTCCATCCGACAATGCTTAAAATGTCGCAAAATTGGGACAATCAGAGCATGCTCCATGTTTATGGATATGGAGATCTCCACAAGTCCGAAGATGCCGACGACAAGCACTTTAAACTAAAAGCACCCATTGTAAAGCCCAAGGATGCCTCTGAATTGGCTTTGTTTGCTTACACCTACATTGACCATAAGGAACTCTCAAACTACCTTCACATCAAGCTTACGGGGCTCCTATCGCACTACATGGGACCTGTTGCATCTGAGATTGTGATGAATGGTGGTGTGATTCCAAAAACCTTGAATCTATTTAGAAAGCCAAATAAAGAAGTCTGGTCTGGACCTGTCCATCAGATCGACGAAGAATGGTACTCAGGCTCTGAACCTGCCGAAGACAACTTGAAGCTTACTCGGGAGCGAGTTAAGAACTCAAAAATAATCGACTTCAGATCAGCGACATTAGCGAATAGATCATCGAAGATGTTCCAAAATCTTCCAATTTTCTCTGACGTTCACTACTCTTTGAACTCAGATGCTGACTTATTCGGCGTTTTCTCGATTGATATGAAGAACCTTGTTTTATCAAAAACAAAGTTTGGAAAGCAAATCTATGGACTCGATGATGCTTTGTTTTTAGATGTCGTCAACTCAATGGCTGTTAATTCTGCTGAAATCTACAGACGGCAAGTCAGATTCCGTCGCCAAACAAACTATCTTGGAACTGCGATGTTCACCAAAGAAGATGTATTGCCGAGAGAAATGGTTTCTTCAATGGCAGATTTAAAAGAATTGCAAGTTGCAAATGATGACTTTATCAAAACTTACAGTTTCAATGACATGGATAAGAACGAAGGAGATCGCGGAGAATTCATTTATGAAGCTAAAATGACTTTTATTGATAGAACTCAAGAACTTATTGAAAACTTAATATTAAACATAAAATTAAACTTAAATGGCCTTAAGGACGTCGTCAGACGACTTAACGCACCCAACAATTACAACGATGCTCTCGATTCACTAAGGGCCGCAGAGGTTAGTCCTGCCATCGTTACAAATTATATTGAAGATTATTACAGATACGTTGGAATCCTAAAGGACGTAAATCAACAAGATCTTCAGCAAATGGTTGAAGCAAAAAAGACTTCCTTTAATTCTTCAAACTACAAAAGAAGCTATGGTCTTAAATTTATTGATGAATATCAAAAACTTTACAATATCTTTGTTTTACGTTTCGGCGTTTCTCCGAAAGAATTAAGAACCAATAAAGGGAATCCATCACATGGTTATCCTCCAAACGTTGTCGAGATCTCAAAGACATTTAATGAGCTTGTTAAGTTCAATAATGTAGAATCCTCTTACGACGTCCTAGGGAAGACTGACAACAAAGAAATTTTAATCATTGAAAGAGAAGAGATGGAAGCGAGAGCCGATAAAGAAGTCGAGAGATTCTTTGACACATCCAAGGCTGTTTCGTCCGACGACATGTTCGCAATCGATGATAATGACTCGGAAGCACTTAGGGATCTCGGAGCATCAAAGATGATGTTTCTTGCTCCTCTGGCATTTCAGTTTCAAGGACAAAAGATGTCAACCGAAAAGATCGCCGACATTGACACGGATAAAATTTCAACTAAATTCTTGGAATCAAAGAACAAAAAAGCAGAACGAACAGTCTCATCTAGATCAAAAGCTCGAACAAATCGCAAACCAATGAAAGCCGAAACGACAAGTAAGCGAAAAACAATGAGAAAATCAAGATTCAAAAAGGACAGGTTTAAATTTAACTTTAGACCAGTTGCTTTAAAAATCAATCAAATCAGCAAAAAGAGAAATGATTACCGTGAATCAGCAGAATATCTCGGAGATAATTCTGAATTCGTAAACATCGAGACAAAAACAGATCGTTCGATTGATGCCAAAGACACAAAGCAGGCATTGGTGCGATTCTCAATTGCAAATGAGGTTTCTGTCAAAAGAAGCAAGAAGCAATTCGACTTGACTGAGAAAGGAAGTTTCTATGAAAAACTGAAGGCTTCAAAGCATTATGACCCAGAGAAGCTGAGGAAATTACCTTTGGCAACTAAAGCGTTGTTCAATTCGAGATCTCGAGCGGCAAAAAACAACATCCATGATTCAGAGTCCGATATCTTAAAAGAAGTTGACACAAAAGTGGCAACAGAAATGATCTTCCATGCAAATCAAAAGATTGAAGCGTTGCACGGATTCGAGAAGAATGAGAATGGAGAATCAATTTTGTCAAAGCCGATTTGGGTTGAACTAACCGACGAGCTTTTAGATGAAAGAATAGAAGTTTTGTGTAGAATGTCCTACGTAGAGGATGCAGCGACAGGACTGATTCCCGCTGAAGAATTTAAGATGGCAGTTTTGAACTCAACATTCATTATCAAAGGAAGCGGGATCACGCCGGAAGACCCATTCGTTATCCCAGATGCCGTAGAAGAATTGCCTGAGGTGTTGGAAATATCTTACACGACAAGCAACATTGTAAAACAACCAAGGAGCTAATCATGGCAAAACTTAAAATAGCAGATTTCAGAACCGATTCGCTATTGCAAGCAGCAGGTAAGGCGAAAGTTGTAACTCAAACAGGCAATATTGATAGTAAAATTGAAAACTCCAAAGATGACAAAGTCAAAGTTCATCTGATCTCAAGCGAAATGAGGGAAGATGGAGAAAACATTTATGAAGTCACTAAGATCAAAGTCACAGCAGTTGATGGAAAAAGATCTACGATCTCCAGAGCCTTGAGTAATGGAAGATCCGCCACAAACCACGTCACATCAGTTGCAAAAATGGTTGATCTTAACTCGATCGATCAAGGTAACATAACTCAAGCGACACCAACTTATTCAATCGATGCTCAATTTAACTACGTCTCACAAGACTACGACAACCTTCAAGCTAACATTCCAGAGCACAACCTAAACTCATTCTTGGACGAATGCACAAAAGATGAGATTTTGAACTTCAAGAAGCGTAAGAACTCTCGATTGACAACATTCTCAAGAGGAGATCAGATGAAAAACTTTGTTGTTCCTCATGGATCTCAAGATAAGTTTTCAAAATCAGCACCTTACAAAGTGCGCATTGGAATTAATGATGGAGTCAAAGGAGACATTTCTCAATTCTTGCAGAAAATCTCAATCTACGATGAAGTGTTGAACGATTATTTGCAGTCGGAAAAAACATCTTTACAATTCAACATCCAAGATGGAAGATTCACAAGAGAAGAAGTTGAGATCATGGGCTACGATATCACGTCATTCTTCAATTCAGACGTTGAAATTGATCTAGATAACTTCTATGGTTTAAATCAAGACCTTAGAGGCTCAAAAATGAGCCTAGAATTGCGCAAGCATCTTTTCAAGGGCTATCTTAAGGGTGTAACCAAAACAGGCTTCAGAAGCTTCTCAGAGCTTTTAAATGGCATTGAATGTCACAAAGAGGCACTATGTTATTCGTTCGAGAAATTTAATGAGTTTGAGCTTGACTCAACAAGACTTCAAAACATTTATGCACCAGCTGGTTCATTGGCTACAGCGTTTAGCGATACTCAAGTAAAATATGGAGCGACTTATCTCTATAGAGTTAAGGCTCATTACATGATTGTAGGGAACTCTTATTCTTACAGGGGCGTTCGTTATTACGAAGAAGACGATGTGACTTACGCAACTGCTGAGGTTGTTAACAGACCAAGCATCATGATCGTTCCGATCGATCTTTTCAGTGTCTCAAAATCTATCATCCAGCCACCTCCGATGTTCCCTCAAGTTGTTTTTAAGACGGAGAACAACTCAAACAGAGAAATTCAGATCTATTTGTCTCCGACAAAGAACGGAATCAAGTCAGACTTTATTCAAATTACAGAAGCAGATGCTGAACAAGACCAATTGATGCGACAGTTCTTTTCGACCAAAGAAGGTAAGTTTAAATTTCACACAGCTGTTGACTCAGGTCTCTACGAAGTCTTTAGGCTATCTTATCCTCCTAAAACTATTGAAGAATTTGCAAATGCAAAACTTGGAGAAATAAGAATGCCTTATCGATCAACTGATGCGATCTTTCGAGATATGGTCGAGAGCAACGAAGATTACTATTATATGTTTAGGCAAATCAACGAAAAGGGTTTGGTGTCAAATCCAACCTCAATCTTTAAAACAAGACTGATTGTTGATGCTGATGATGCGAAAGTTATGGTTGAGACTTACGAGTTTCCAAAGGTAATTGTTAGCAAACCAAGAACTGAGTTTAAATCAATGATGCAAATCAAGCCATCTGTCGATCAGATTTTATTCAACGAGTCGCAAGATGCTTTGTTCAATAAAACTTCACTGAAGGGAACAATCAATGATCTTAAGCTTGGGATTCAACAAGAGTCTGTTTGGGGTCGAAAATTCAAACTTCGAGTTCGCTCAAAGACATCGGGCAAAATGATTGACATCAACATCAATTTCGAACTAACAAAAAACAAAACAAAAGAAGAATTCTAAAAACAGAGCTATTTAGGGAAGAAATATTAGGAGAAACACAATGGGTTTTTTAGATAACAGTGGTGATATCATCTTGGACGTTGTTCTCACCGATCACGGACGAATGCTTTTAGCGAAAGGTGACGGATCATTCCAGATCACAAAATTTGCCCTTGGAGATGAAGAGATTGACTATTCTCTTTACGACAAGTTGCACTCAAATGGTAGTGCTTACTATGATCTTGAGATCTTGCAAACTCCAATTTTAGAGGCTTTTACAAACAACGCTTCTTCAATGAAGACTCGTTTGCAAACTTACACCAATCTTGAGTTGTTGTTTCTTCCATCTTTGAGATTAAACGAATCCATGTTGATGAACAAACGCGTTGACTTAAACGGCGATGGAACGATTGATGGTCCATTTATCGTTGCTGTTGATGCATCAACGGAAGATGGTAACGGTGGCTCTACAACTGACGGTGTTGCTGTTACATCTGATGGAAGTGTTAGACAGGGATTCATGTTAGGTGAGACCATCGGCGGATCTTCAATCAAAGTTGATCAAGGTCTTGACACAACAGAGATTTCTCCAAAACGTCGCTTGGATGATGACTTAAAAGAAACAAGCTACATTCTCCAAATTGACAATCGATTGGGTAAACTTGTTGACACACAAGGAACACTTGCGGCATTTGATTACATCGATGATGATAACATTGCTTATTACACCGTAGATCTCGGAGACACATTTGTTTCAGAAATCACCGTTGACACAAAAGATCCAAAAGAAGTTATCCGCGGACCTCGAGGAACTCGTGTTGAATTTAGAATTCAGTCCTCTATGGATTTGAACACCAGTTCGTTCCTGTTCGAGCAACTTGGTGGAACAACCACATTGAATGATGCATCTGGTGTGACTCCCGGTGCTCCAAATGTTTACTTCATTGACTCAAATGTTCGATTGACCGGTGTTAAGACGGGTGTAATGATTGATGTCCCAGTAAGATACGTAAGATTAGTATAAGGAAAACAAAATGACTTTTAAACCATTAAACGAAAACGATGTTGTAAACACACGAACCCTTCTTCATGAAGCAATTCCTTTGACCGGATCAATTATCTATGGGTCATATGTCGACTCCGTAACTGGTGATCCTACAAACATTAAGAATTATTCACATGGAATGTTCCAGACTGTTTATGACTACAATTACTTGAGTTCTTCTGCTAATCATATTTTTGATATCTCAGCGGGCGTCTCTTCCCAAGCTGATTATTATGATGTCAATAACACGATGGCCTCAAAGAAGAAGAATGTCTATGGACAAATGGCACAGTTGTTAATGGGATACGATTTAACTGGATCTGTTCAGTTGTTTGATGAAGATGGCGATCTCTATGGAAGCACTGATGATAAACTTAAAGAGATCATTGTTTTACCATTCTCTAGGTTGCTAGTTAAGGATGAGATAAAAAAGGAAACATTCTCTATGACTCTGAGTCTAGGACCATATTCTGCAACGGGTCTAAATGTTGCTCCCGAATGGGATGTAACAATTACAGACACAGGCGCATCAACAGAATATCGAGTAAACTCTCCCGTTGGGGATTACGGGATTCTTTATGCCAATGGAGACCCCTTGACCACTCAAGCATCTAAATGTGGATTAATTTTTTATCAAGCAGGAATTGTTGTTTTAACACCAAAGTTGTTCGCAGCTACAGGACTTACCTCTATTCTTGGCGGGAATGGTCTTATGGATCAAAACATCAATTACGAAAATGGATCGAACATTCAAAAGTCGCTCGAGGACAGCGAAATTGATGCTATCGGAGAAGTCTTTTTAGAGAGAATCAAAAACATCCAGTTCAACAACACAACCGAATTAAACTCAACCGTTTACTTCTGCCGCGTTAACCATAACGAGTTTAATTACTCGTCAAATCCAACTTACCTCGAAGATTCTCGAATCCGAGTCAAGACTCAGTCAACAGATGAGCCAGTTGCTTACATTACAACCGTTGGTCTTTACAATGACCGCAACGAATTGTTAGCAACAGCCAAGCTATCAGAAGCATTGAAGAAATCACCAAGCACAGAATTCACAATCCGCGCTCGTCTCGACTACTAATTTCGGAGGGCCTATGTCTTATTTTGAACTAAAAGACAATGACGTATTTGTCAACACAATCGAGACAAACCCTCAGCAGAGCTTCTACATTCATGATGGAAGCACTTACATAAACAATCATCAAGCAGTCTCAGGAACCTACTCCGACAACATTCTTGGTGTTCCAGAGGGTTATATCTCATTGTTTGAATACAATGTTAACCGTGATGATGATCAACGAATTTATCCTTTCATCACAAAAGGTGGTCACAAGCAGACCTTTAAGTCAATTTCAAAGACTGAATGGAGCACTCAATTCAATTACGATGGAGAAGTGATCCAAGGTCACTACAACATGTCTGCTTCGATCTCAAGAGAAACAATGGCAGAGCCATCAGCGAAACTCAGAGCTTTAAAGTCATCTCTCAATCATTATGCTTTTTGGTCTCGATCATTTGACTTCTCAAACTTCAAAGCAGATGTGACAATGATCAATATTCCATCCATCTTCTACGGTTCATCGATCAAGAAGGGATCTTTGAGTTTAAAGATTTTTGGCGAAGGAACTCTGTCAGCAGAGGCTACAGATTCAAATCGGAGAGGAGAACTAATTCACGATGGAAACATTGTAGGGAACATCCTCTATGACGAAGGAGTGATTCTTCTGAACAACACAGACACCGTCGCAACAATCAATGCAGTTGACTATGCATGGACAGACTTCGCAGACTTGGATGCTGTAGGAGAGGTATCGTTCGCTCTTGACTTTCAAGGAGTGTCTCAATTCCAAAACATGACGATCCTAGCAAAAGCACCTGAAGGGATGCTTAACCATTCGAACAATCCAACTTATCTTCAAAAGTCTGAAGATCCGTTTGTTCATTATCACACTTCATCTTATGAGTTCATCGAGAAAAGAAGAAAAGTAAAGAACGTAGTTCCATCAGAACAAACTGATGTAGAACCACCGTTTGGAAAAGAAACATACATATCTAAGATCTGTCTCTACGATGAACATAGAAGACTAGTAGGTGTATGTAAGTTAGCTACTCCAATCAGAAAGACAGAAGCTAAAGAATATTTATTTAAAATGAAAATAGATTTATAATTTACTTGACATACTCCTTTTGATATGTTATATTTATATTATCTTATTATTACTATATTAATATTATAACATATTA